GTCCAGCTTGGTAGTAGCATCATCAGCCACCTTGATATAGCGGTTCAGCTGCTTGATCTTGCCTTTACCATCACGAGTTTGGTTAGCAATGTTCAGACGTTCTCTGACAAGATCAATCCAGAAATTCGTGAAGTTATGGGCAGGAGGAGTTACTTCCCCACCTGAGTTATTGTTGTTGTTTCCACCACCATCACCGTTACCACCATCTCCAGTGTTTCCTGAAGGTTGGCCAATGATCAGAGTGTTGAACAGAATATTAGAATACATGTCCCAAGGAACAGTATCCATTCCAAGGATACGCTTGATCAGAGCCAGAGCACCCTTTGTGAACCTTGAGAGGATCTTCACTTCGGTGTTCTTCAGGGTCTTGATCAAAGCCTCATTAGTTAAGGTCCAAGCCATAAACTCATTGAGTGTCACAGCCTTGTAGAATGGTTCGCTTGAGAACCTATTCTTTAGGATCTGTGCCCGAGCTGAATTTGCTGCATCAGCAACTTCCTTTGGAACATCGTTGAAATCCATGGCTAGGAACTCTTCCATGAGTTCTTCAAGACGATCCACATACTTGTTTTGCTCACCATTGTAGTGGGCAAGTACCACCTCAAATGTAGCGAGGTGGATCATCTCATGGGCGATAGTTTCATGATTGTTTTCCGTCAGGAAAATTGTCTTGTTCTCAATATCGAAGAAACCTTTCCGATTGGGAAGGATAGCTACATCCCCGAGGTTTTCTTTTCTCCAAGCGAGAATGTCATCCATAGATCCGGTGACAACCTTGAAGTTGTCATTCAGGAGCGAACGAAGAACCTTCACAGTTTCCCGCACATTCTTGTTCCGAGTTTCTTTCTCCAGAGCAGTCAACATCGTGTTGGTGTCTGTAGTAACCAGGGAAGAAAACTTCCCAGCCTCTGGTTTCTTCACTTCTGGTTCAGTCACTACAGGAGTAGGCTCAGCCTCAACTACAGGCGTGACTTCAACAGGGATAACTACCCCATCGAGTTCTGCAGCAATCATCTGGTTGATCTGGTCACGGGTGTATTCCTTGTCCCCACGGACGTAGGAAGTCCCGGATCCACCCATGTGATCGACCGACACAGCAATACGCTTGAACACTGCCTTACGGGCTTGGTTTTGACGAACGGCTTCCTTCAGCTTCTCCAGAAGTTCCTGAGCGGTGTTGGTTCCACTGGAAACGACTGTAGAATTAAATGAAGTTTTCTTCACAACTTCAAAAGCCTTTTCCAGAAGATCAGTGTTTTCAGACACTTGACCCATAAACTTCTCAAAGTCTGTCAGAATATCGCCTAGCACATTGCTGTCCCAGTTGTTCATGACCGCTTCGTTGATCTGGTTGGCATAGGCCATGATCTTGCTGATCGGCATATCGATACCATCAAACACTGGGATCGTGTCCGAAGGAGCATTCTCCGAGCCGTAGATGGTATTCATCATCATGGCGTCACCACGACCAATGGAGATGTAAGGGATCACCTTCACACCAGCGATGTCAGGCGTAGCCATAGTGGCCTTGACCCGGAGCCTACCGTCCATGGTTGAAGACATCTCGATGTCGCTGGGCTTGCCTGAGAACGAGCCAATAGCGAGCGTCTGAGAGCCGTTAGAGTACACAGGGGAGTAGGACCGCAGTTCCTTCACCAGCTCATCGTAGTCACGCTGAGACAGTTCTCTGACTACACCCTTGCCCTGCTTGTTCCGGGAGATCTTCCCTTCAACAGCACGAGCTTCTACCAGCTCATCGAGTTTCTTCTGATACAGGCCAGAGATAAACTGAGTCTGAACCCCAGTGATGAAAACCAAGAGGTCATTCACCTCTGTGATCTTGTCACCAATCACACTCTTGGCAGTCTCTGAAAGCACAGTACCAATTGATTTGGTAACTACATCAGAGAAGAGGACCGCAGCAGCTTTGGAAAACTGGAAGGTATTCACGTTCAAAGGTGAAGGGAGTTTCTGACCAAACAGAAGCTCTACGTCTTTCTCAATCCCAGGGTAGTTAAAGTGGGCAGCCAGATCAGTTCCAGCAGGGAGCTGAACCAGTTGGTTATAGAACTCCAGCATCATTTCTTGTGCGATACCATCACCAACACCCTTCACACCAGAACCATAAACCGTCTTGGTCATAGGGTTCTTGGCAGTATTCCTAGTCATGGTGATGGAGCCATCTTCGTTGATCTTGAAGTCACCGAAAACACCAGCAAACCGTTGGGCCGCATAGAGTACAGCTTTCTCTGTTTCACTAGCTTTACCGATCATCTTGTAGAGACCGAGATCTCCCTTGTTCGAGGTGACTTCGTAAAGGTCAACGTTTTCACCTAACTCACCCTTCTTGAAGAATTTGTTCAAGGTCATCCCCAATCTACCGAGGAAGAAACCAACCCGAGCAAAGTTGTTGTAGTCAGCTGAAGTCACCATGCCCTGACCGAAGTTGGACATCATGTTGGCAGGACCATCCGTCTTGCCGTCCAGTTCGAAACTCAGAGAGGTACGGAAGGTTGAGAGCTTACCATCACGAGTAGCTTTCTCCAATTCAGCTACGGCAAACACAGTCTTGATCACTGCCATCTCAGCAGTACCAAGAGCAGTAATCAAAGCCGTAGCATCCAGAATACCTGTCTCCAGATACTTCCCAACAATATCCAAAGCATCGTTGTATGTGGCTTTGAAGTCTTTCTGGATCGTATTCAGGATCAAGGTGTGAGACTTGCTTTCGACCTTTGCAAGGCCAGAGCCTTGCGCAACAGTCAGCCAGAAGGCATCTTTGTCAGCCTGAACAGTCATGTCCAGATCACTCCATGTAGGTGTAACCATGGCCCGAAGGATCTTGTTGTTCTGCGGGTTGATCCCTTTCATCTGGTGACGACCCACTTTGGAAATACCAACCGGGTAGTACACGGGAACACCATTCCCCCCAGCTGAACCAATGGCATCAGACATCATCATGGCATCTTCGTAGTCCCGTTGGATCGAGATATTTTTACCCTCGATAGAGATCCGAAGAGGATGGTTCTCAGGAAGAGCCGAAGGATCCTTCCACCCCAGAAGATGTGAGAGTGGTTCGAAACCAATGGCACTCAGGAAACCAGTAAACCCATCATCAGCGTAATGGGGGGTATCCTGCATACGCTTCAAAGCAGCTTTTTCCAGCTTGCTCAAAGACACATTCCCACGGGATTGAGTTTGATCAGTTCCTTGAATTGGTTCACCAATAGAAGCCATGATGGTTTCTTCAGGATACAGAGTTTTCTGTACTGAGTTTTGACCAACAATACCCAGAGTTTTCTGGGTATCCTTCATACCAGAAACGTCAATGGCAGCAGCAGTTGCGTTGTCCACACCATCCTTGGCAACCTTGATTTCGATGATGTCGATGAAGTCAGTATTCTCGCTGAGAACTACCAGGAGTTCTTTGATCAGACCTTCAGTCGCACCACGAATGTCCACCATAGAGGCATCAGTATTTGCCTTCACGTTCCACAGACGAACCATGTCCTTGGCCATTTGCTCTACAGCCTGACGAACCGGGACACTGTTCATGATCGACTTAATGTCATCTGAGGAGAGATCGAACGAGGTCAGCCCGAGATCTTCCAAAGTATCGCTCAGACGGCCAGCGCCCATGCCTCTCACAGAGGTGAGCCAGTCCACCACGGTCACTGCACCAAGGCTCAGCAGAGCCTCATTGTAGAGGCCCGTTGTTGGGTCCACGAGCATCATGTTTTTGAAGCGGACCAGCTTAGTCCCTTCGTCTTTGTCACTCTGAGACATCTTGCTCTGGATGAGTGGCAGACGTTCCTGCATCCCTTCGACCAGAGTCTTCACCAAAGGCTTGGCAAACTCGACATAGGCTTCAGTTCCTTCACGCTTGGAAACCAAGTCTAGCAGCTTATCTGAGTTGGTGTATTCAGTGGGTTTGTCACTTTCTGTAAAAGTATCCATGAACTGTTGAGAGACCGTGAATACTTCAGGAGTACTATCATTGGGAGTCTCAACAGCTCCAGTGTTTGTGTTCTCTACATAGGATTCTTCCTCACTTACCAAGGAGCTTTTTGTCCCAACGTTTTTGGGTCCGAAAGCGTTTTGAGTATCGGTTTCGATTCTTTTGATGAAGCTTTCGAAGAAAGCTGCGATTTTGGGGAGTTCATTTTTCAACCTTTCCATATCTTTTGTTGCAAGAGAAAACATTTCTGCAAACAGCTCTGATTTCTTCTTATACGTGTTGGTTTGTCTTAGAGCATAGGACAGCAGAAACTCAGCCATATTTGAGTTTTCATCTCTAAATACAAGTGATTCTGCTTCCTTCAAAAAGGAAGCATTTGAGTACCACTCTTTAACTACAGACTCACCATCAAGAGATGTTTTAAGAAAGAGACTATCAACGATGTGACCAATTTCATGAAGAATTGTGTGTTTTTGTTGTGTGTTCAGGTCTTTGTAAAGCATATCCATAACTATACTATGCTCAAACCCAAGCATCATCTGACCTCCATAAGAGTGAACTGCACCACTTTCTGTTTCGTTGAAGATGCTAAAGAATCCAGTAATATTCTCCAAAACAAAGCCCACAAGCTCATCACCAAAAGACTCACTCAGAAAATCTGTCAATTTTTCTCTAAACTGTTTTGACATTTCATTATCAAAAATTTCCTTGTCTGTTCCCAGCCCAAACAAATCGGGAGCAGTTTCCTTCTGGACAGCAGCAGCCACACTCTCAGGGGTGATAGGACCTTCAGCAGATTCACCACCATTGAACCACTTCACCTCAGCACGGATATTTTCCACACCGTTAGCAGCAGCCACAGCAGTACGAGTATTCCCGTCGATCAGGAAAGCCTGACCCAAGTGGTTCACACCAATGACAACAGCGTTGCCGTCCTGGTCTTCTTTGAAGCCATACTTCTGAACCAGAGTATTCAGACGGTCAAACTTGCCATCACCTTCCACACGGTTCTCATCAGCAGCCCCAGGGAGATCCTTGAGCATACTCACAGGCAGCATGAGAGGCTCATTGGTGAAAGCAGTTGTGAGGCCAATCAGGCCCTTCCCACGGTTAGCCCGGAGAGGAGAATGCTTCTGTTTCATCAAGCTCTCAGCCGTAGCTTGTTTATCAGCCAGAAGCTGACCACCCGGATTATTGAAGGTAAGGTACTTTCCCTTCTCATTACGTTCAGTTTCCAGTTCTACTTCTGGCGTCTGCTCGGCCACGTTTTCCGCTGGTGCGGAAATCGCATCCTCGACAGCCGTTGTTTGTGGTTGTGGTTCTTTTCCCACCCACTTTCCATCAAACTTGATCCCAACTACGGTGACTGATCCATCATCATTTTCTCTGAGATTGAGATTAGGATCATTCTTAGCTGCATTGATGGAAGCCTCTTTTAGATAGGTAACCTCTTTACCACTAGAAATGAGATCCACTACTCTTTGCTGAGCAGCTCTCTTTGCACCCTCTGCAAGTTTATCAAAACCATCTTCAATTTCCTTCGCTACTTTTTCAGTAAGCGAAGACTCTTTAGGTTCAGAATTATCCTGAGAGTTATCTTCTTCTTTTTCGATAACTTTTTCCGAAGGTTCTTCAACTTCGACTTCTGCTTTAGTTTCAACAACTTCAGCAGGAGCATTCAAACCGCGGAGTGTTGGTATCTTCACTTTTCCTGAAGGAAACAGTTCAGGGAATGTCTCTACCAAAGCATTGTAAACCTCAGCTGAGGCCACAGCATCAGCATGGGTAAGCTTTGCTTGTTCAACACTCTTCTCACTCTTGCGGTGGTAGTAGGCCGATGAAGATCCCGCCATATTGGCAGGACGCATCTCACGTCCCTGGATCAAAGTATCAAATGGGACAGTAGGACCAGTACCCCGAGCATCGTTCTGATCATAGGAAGTATTCAAGGCTTCCACCTTGTTCTTCATATGCTGAACAAACATACCCATTTGTTTGGCAACCGAACCAACAGGAACAGCAATTCCATTCTTGTCTGTGACTGTGCCACTTGAAGATTGGACACCTTTGAAGATGTCAGCAGCGTAGTCATTGATCGAAGGGAGTTTGGACCCATCAGCACCATTCATCCCAGAAACCAGGATAGAACGTGAAACTTGGTCTGCTGTTTTTGCAGGGGTTGTGTTTCCAGACTTGGAAGACAGAGCAACCTCTGTCTCTCTGGAAATCTCCACCATACGACCAACACGATCATTAATCGTTCTGGCAATCTTGGCAGCAGTACCCATGTACTTGATGTCGTCTTCAGTCAGGTCAGTACGATCATCCTGTTCCAGGATCTTGTTAATCACATCTGGGTTAACGTTGGCCGGATTGGTTCTAGCCACAGAAACCGTGGTTGCTTTCACATCTGGTGTGACAGCTGCATCAGGAGCCACAGACTCATTGAGATCAATCCGAGCAGCACGCTTCTGCACTCTAACAAAGTCAGGGGAAGCCAGAACCTTGGTAACTTCATTCTGAATTTCAGAAGGAAGATCTCCAACAATTGACTGGAGTTCATTGAACTTCTTTGAAGCATAGAGGATATCGCTATCGCTTAGACGAGCAATCGATACTTCTGGTTTGGCGAAAGTCTTCATCACACCTGTTACAGTGTCGATGAGGTTAGATCCTTCAGCCACATTCTCAGTAAATGTCTCAGGAACAGGAGTAGTATCTACGTCCTGTGAGAACTTACGAAGACCATCAGAAACCTGATCGGGTGCATTGGTCAGAGTTTCCTGAGCCAGGATCGAAGCCTTAACACCAGCGTCGATATTATCAGTCTGGATCTTGGGATTTGGTTTCTCTGTGAATGCCTTCACAGACTCCATGGCAGGGGCCACAGACGCCTTGAGTGTCTCGATGCCACCAGTGATCGTCGGAGCTGCCTTCTTAACTGCCTCAGCAGCGTAGGAAGCAGCAGCACCAATCCCAGAGGATCCAACGTCCAGAGCTTTGCTGAGAATGTCTCCAGCAGGAACCTTGGAGGCTAGATCAATACCAGCAGCTGCAATCTTCGCAGGAAGCTTGGCTACACGAACTGAAGTATCAGCCACATCAATAGCACCGGCCATACCGAAGCCACCGATAGCACCACCAGCAATCTGATCACCAACACCTTCAGTAAGGCTTCTGGTGGAATCCACTTGGTCCCGGATCGCAGTGTTCTGGCTGTATTGACCAGTACCACCTTGGAAGCTTTCTTCTACTGTCTGCTTACCAATTTCCTTCAGTCCATCTATCAGATTCTTATCACCAAAGGCTGTAAGGGGATTAGCGTTGAACTTGGCAGTTGTCAGACCAGCAGCCATAGCCAGAGGAAGCTGCGTCTCAAACGCCTGCATCCCTGCACTATCGGCAAGCTTGGTTTTGGCATTCTCAGTAGACAGACCTTCATTCAGAAGATCGATATACTCTTGAGACGAGTTAAGAAGATCCTCATGGGTCATCCCCATCACTTCATTAACTGTGGATTGATAGGCCGATGAAGCTTCGACTACACCTATACCAGCGGCACTACCGATAGTCTCAGCAATCTTGGCACCCTTCGTGCCAGCTTTCATTCCAAGGCGTTCAGCACCAGCAATTGTGAGCTTGGTCCCAGTCTTGGCAATGAGAGCACTTGGAGCCAGTGAACCAAGAGCACCAGTGACCAGATCTGCCGTAGCAGAGCTATCACTCAAGGTAACTTCACCAAAGTTGATGACATCACGGCCAACCTTGGTTAGTCCAGCAATGAAGGAGGAATCCCCATCAGCAATGTCTTTTGCATATTGGGCTTCACTCTCTGCACTCTTGATCTGGCTGATTTGTCCAGTCAGATCAGCAGTTTCTTGTGAGGGTGCAGATTTAAGGCTTCCAATGTTTTCAACAGTCTTATCAGTAGCTTGAGCCAGACCAACACCATAATCAGAAACCAAGCTACCGATGTCAGCTCCAAGAGAGTCCTTCTTACTGACAGCTTCAATGCCCTTACCAATTCCTCGCATACTGAGGCTGGCAACAGACCCAACCATGGACTCAAAACCAGCACCGGCTGACAACAGAGCATCACCAATAATCTCATTGGCATCTCTTGCACGAACAGCAGCCCTTTGCCCACGGAGCTGATTTTCTCTTTCAGCATCCGTGAGTTGAGGTTTTGCTACTGGACGAACAGTTGCGAGAAAATCGGCATTAGCCAAAGGTGAATTGGCATAGGTCGGAGCATCAACCATGAAATGAAATCCTCAGAATAAAATAATTCTGAGGATACCATTAGCCTCTTACCTTCTTAATTAGAAGCTCTTTCTCTCCAGGAGACAAAGACTTATCTCCCATAATCGTATTCTCCAAGTCTGACATGGCTTTAAAGAATTCAGCACTGTCAGGTGAAAGACCATCAAGACGTGAAGCCATGCCAGTATTACGGATGTAATCCGTGAACATCTTGTCCATTTCTTGAGGGGTTTTCTGAACCAAAAGAGTATCTTTCAGCTGAGCAATCTGTGCATCAGCAGCTTCTCTTTCAGGAGATCCTTCAGGAAGTTTGGCAGCTTTTGTCTGTGCAGTTGTCAAAGACAACTCAGCAGCAGCCCTACTGGCTGAAGCTTTATCAAGCTCGATCTTTCTTTCGGACACACCCTTGAGAGTATCTTCACTGTAGAGTGATTGTGCCCTTTTGGCGATTTGAGCATCCATTTCTGGATTAACCCCGTTGAGCATATCCTCAAGTGAAACGCCACTATCTTTCATATCTGCCAGAGTGGCAGCAGCTTGAGGAACAGTAACACCAGTGGTTTCTGCAATACGCTCGATCTGAGTTTGAACGTAATTCTTTGACAGACCTGAACCTTCAGTCAGTCCACCGACATCATCAATCAAGGCTTGGGCAACATCACCTGAAGCCTCATACCCATCAGCTCTTTGGACCGCAGCAAACCCTTGATCCTTAGCAGCAGAGTTTGCATCTGCTTGGTTCGCAGCAGCCATAGAAGCGGCCACCAGAGGGTCAGCAACTGTGGGAGGTGCAACCACACCAGCCATAGGCCCATTAGCCAGTCTACCGGCTTCCTCAGCCGCAGCTAGGGCAGCAGCAGCTGGCACCCCAGGAGTTCTGAGCACATCCTGTTGAACACCTACACCAGTGATGTTTCCTGGATCTTGGATAGCAGCCAATGTACCAGCAGCAGTAACTTCACTTACACGCTTGGCTTCAGCAGTGTCGATTGCAGTTTGACCGGCAGATTGTGAATCCCATGCAGTCTGCATGAGTTTAAGACCATCAGCGGGATCCATGTAGAGAGAGTTCTTTATTGCATCTGCAAGACGAGCAGCAGCAGGACCACCAGCTCCAGCAGGGTTTTCACTAACTGGTTGAGAACCACCTGGAACAATGTACTCAAAGTGCATAGGGTCTTTACGACCCTTGAAGTCACCACCCCACTTGAGGCCATACTTGGCAGCAATCTCACTGACGTTCGGAGGCAAGTCAGTAGTCTCGCTACCGAGACCATTGGTTTCAGCATTCAAGTCGACAGCTAGACCTTTGCCATGCTCAGAAAGCTTGCCAGTCTTCGAACCACGAATAGGACGATAATTGAAACCACCACTGGATTTGATCCCATAACCAGTGCCTTCAAGTTCTGTAAGAAAACCTTGGAATGCTTCAGCAGCACCCTTGTTAACCTGCCATGACTCACCGTTGCCAGACTCGATTGAGACAAGATTATCCTTTTGCCACTGAGGATCGTCAGAGATCCCTGTACCACCCCAACGAGTATCACCATAAGTTCTGCCCTCTTCAGAGGCAGCGATTACTTCGCCAGTGAGGCTACGACGCTCACTCCGAGCGTTAGTAGCATCCAGGTATTCAGCAGCAGTGCGGCCTTCAGCGGCATTAGCACGACCTGTAGCAGATGTAGTTGAGTCGATGTTTGCTCGATCTTGACCATAACCCAACACACCTTTTCTAAGACCCATGATAGTTTCTTGCATCTTTGGAGAGAACGACTTCCCCATCAGAGCATCACTGGCAAGGTAAGCGTTAAGTTCATCCTCTGAACCAAGCTTGGCAATGTCATTCAAGATGGCATTATCAGCCTTAGCCATTTGACCTTCTTGGTATTTTCCAAGAAGACCTTTTGCACTTTCCATACCTGAGTCAAACGACTTCGCAGCATTCGCCAAGATCTGGGAAGTGCTGGAAAAGTCAGGAGCTGCAACTTGTTCAATTGTAAGACGTGCCATGGAAAGCTCCAATCAATTAGAGTTTGTTCTTTTCAATATACGAAGCAGCTTCCTGCGTACGACCTTCAGTCGCATAACGTGCATTGATACGATCTTCCAGAGCAGTATTATATGTCTGTGTCTGGTTTTTCAGGTTTGTCTCAAACGCTCTTTCCTGAAGAGCCAGAGATTTCTTAGCCAGCTTGTTCTGTTGGAAGCTATTCCAAAGTGAACCAAGAGTCTGAATAGCACCTAGTGCCAGACTTGCCCCACCACCGGGTTGCCAAAAGCCTGTCTTGACTCCAGCTCCAGCAGCTCCACCAGTAGCCGCTCCAGCAGCTGTCGAAACACCTGTGGGTGAAGGATTAAAGCCTTGAGCATTTACAGCCGTAGCTTGAAGAGGTGCCATATCTGCACCCATAGAGTAAGTTGTTGGATCATTAAAATCATACATGGGTGAATCCTCTCAGAATTATTCAAGTGCTTTCAAATTGATGTCTGCGAAATCGGTGACAAGAGACAGGGTAATTTCTACGATGTCTGAACCCGTTAGGGTCGTTCTGTGGATGAACTCATCGAGAGTCTCGGGCATGTAACTGCCACGAGTCTGTCCAGAACCATTGCCTTTGACGCTATCTGTAAGCTCCATGGGGTTAAAATACAAACTGTTATTGCCCCCTAGTTCATTGATCATCTTCTGAAGCTTTTCCATTTGAGCATCGTATTCTTTTTGATTCTCGAACATTTCAGTTTGCATCTCACCGATCTCAGCCTGAACATAACCAGAGTATCCATTGGCCAATGCTGAACTCAATGAGAGTAGATTGGCTGGAGTAAAGATGGATGAGAGATTGCTCAGCCCACCACCAGCCATGAATGTAAACGCAAAGCTGATCAACGATCCAATCAGAGCACCCCACTTTGCACCGAAGATCTTAGTAGAGACTTCTGACAGAGCCATCGAAATAATAGTACCGGCCAGAGCATTCACAAATGCCCCAGCAATGACAGCCTGAGTACCTGAGAATCCAAGTGTAGCACCCAAGGTAGCGTTGTTTCCGAGAGCACCTGAGAGACCTCCCACGAAGTTTGGTGCCACAAGTGCAGCAACAACAATGACCACAAAGATAATAAACAGCATCCCAAGGAATGTCTGATACCACTTCTTCTTGAAGACCTTGTAGCAGTTAAACACGATGAATGTGTTGGCTGTAGCCATCTGAGTTGAGTGGACAAGCCCCAGTTCTTTCAATGTGGGATTATGCAGGGGAACCAGGAAGCCTGAGTTATCAGGATCATCAATGGCTTCTACAGCTGTTACGGTTACAGCCTTCCCACCATAGATGAAGTTTTGGTGGGTTAGACCATAGATCCGAAGTCGAGAGTACGTTGAAGCACCAGTCTGGTGATACATGTACACCTGTTCGATCTTGTTAGCCGTGAACTTTGGCTCACCAAGAGTAGCATCACCCCCAAGGCTTGTAGTCTTCTTGATGCCAGAAAACACATCCCAAGTAATTGGGGTCTGTTTCACAAACCAGATGTCATCCTTCTTGGCTCCAGTTCTTCCAAGACCACTATGATTTGTCTCAGTAATTGTCACCCAAGTAATTCTGGTATCTGAATCCTGAAGACGAGGATCAGCTGTTTTCAACTGAATTGTCGTAGTCTTTGGAGCTGCCAATCCTGGAACAGGTGGGCGAGCTGCTCCATACAAAGGGAGTCCAGAATCTTCCTGTGCGTACTGCCAAGCAATGTAGTCTTCGACTGCATCTTGGTAGTTATTGATTTGGGTTTGGTATGAGGCAATGTAGCTCCCATCAGTATTCTGATAGGGAATCAGATCCTTAAAGAAGCGGTAGAGGTACTTCTGACAGCTTTTGTCTGTAGTATTGAGTGTTGCTCCATACTGAACATAAGCATAGTCGATTTCCTCAAGATCCTCGTTCTCTTCAACTTCTTCTACCAAATCCAGAAACTTCTGTTTCCCAGTAGCTTTCTTGTAGATCTTCTTGCAGTCAGCCAGCAGACCATTATCCACATACACTGGTGCAGTGATCGAGACGTTATCCAAACGTACTGGAATGAATGGGTAAAACTCAGCAGTTACTGGTGAACCAACAGACACATCCAAAGCATCCAGAACAACATTACCTGTCCCGGTTTTGTAGATGAACAGTTGTGCTCCACCAATAACCTCACCCAGTACATTCACCTGAGTATCGATCCGATAGTCATAAACAGGCCGCAGGAAATCCCCTGTAGTCTCTGTCGTCACAGTCTCGGTGACACCTCCTCCAAGATCGTTAACCACCACCACAGTCTGACTGGAGGTGTAGATCTCCCGATACTCGTAGGTATGGTAGAAGTGTTCTGTCTCCTTGGTTTCAGTCTGGCCGTCAGTGTTGCCATTGTAGACCGTCTTGGTTCTAAGCCTGTGAACCCCCATGAAAGCGATGGTCGGATCTGGGTTCGTTGTCGTGACAACAGTAGGATCCCCATTGGAGTAGGTTTTGGTCTCAACCACTTCCTGCTCAAGGTCATAGTCAACAGAGGTCGTATCTTCGGTCGTAATGAGCGTGTAGCCACTGTTAGAGGGCAGTGCCCCAGCCAGGACACCTGTGGTCGTAGAGCCTGTAACCAGAGCCTGTAGAGAGCCTGGGAGCTGATGGTAGTAATGGGCAACCACGTACCGGGAGTTGGAGTCGTAGTCTCCAGCAGAGAACACCTCAGTGGCACCACCATCGAACTGGATGGTGATCTCATGGGTAGCCTTATCGTACTCTGAAACGTAGTCTGTGTTGTACAGAAGAGGGTGGTTATCCAGCACGTACTTCTCTACGAAGTATTCATAATCCCCATCAGACACAAATGCGTCTTGGATCTCAGTGACCAAACCAGAAGGTGAACCAGGAACAGGGATCTCAGCTTTGACTATGCTAAGATCAATCGGGGCTGACTGTCTGACGTTGAAGGTAGGCAATCCAGCAAAGTTGTTTCTCACAGCCCAGCTAAAAACCTGACGCTGTTTGATACCTGGTCCTGTCAAGTAATTCGTAACCAGTGTCTCCCCCAAGTATTTCTTGTAGGGAGACATCACGGCAGAGAACATGCTGGTCTTCAAGAAATTAGGTCTTGGCTCCTCATCTCCAGCCATATTGTAGACTGTAGATGAGACCACGACTGTCTTCTTGGCACTGAAAATACCCATAAACGATCTCCCGATCAGAGATCGTTTTCTGCTCTGTTGGCTTCCAGAACAGAGTTGATGGCAGCATTCTGAAGTTCCGTAGGAGCAATCAGACCTTCATCCAAAGTCTTCTGAGTGATCCATCCATCCAGATACATCTTGGTTGTCTTGTACTTGGCATCCTTAACGAAGGAGTCAATCTGTTGAGTGTACAGATCCTTCTGCTTACCAACTGAACCAACGACAGTCTCACCATCAGTTCTGGTATTCAGGGTCTTCGACCGTTCACTCTCACGCTGCTCTTTCACCAGATCGAGCTGGATTGGCATAGTCTCATCCAAGTTGAATTGCTTGGTATCAACATCCAGGGCAATAGATTGCTTCTGTTTTCCAAGGAGACCTGAAACCAAGGTAATGTTATCCGACCTAGTGTCCAGGGTCTGAGCACGTTGGCTCTCATGCTGTTCCTTCAGAAGGTTGGTCTGTGCAGGCATCTGTTGGTTCAGTTTATGCTGCTCTTGAGCCAGAGTAACTGGCAGCAAGGAGTCACGCTGGAAGACATCAATGTCTGTTTTGATTGGCAATGAGACTTCCAGATTGTAAGCCGCAGTTGCCTTCTCAATAGGCTGCATATGGTTGTTGGTGTATTCCTTGATTGCAGCTTCAGCAGGAAGGATACGATCCGACTGGACCTTGTTGATATTCACAGTCGAAGGAAGAACCTCCATCCGCTGATACTGTTGAATGGCCAACTCAGCTGGGAGCAAGAATTCATTCTTGTAGTTCTCACCTCTGGTTTGGGCTTCCATGAGAAAGTACTTGGTATTCTCACTTGCAATCTGCATCTTGGTCAGAGCGTAGGTTGCACCAGAGTTCTTCATATCGAAGATCATCTTTTGGGTTTCAGCCTTGGCTTTCTCAAGCTCGATCAAAGCTTGTACAGCCTGAATCGCAGCGACCCTTGCTTGCATCTGAGCAGTGATTGCAGCCCACTTGGCTTGATCTTTCTGAAGGAGGAACTGGACAGATACGCCCAGAGTCCCAGTCATGACTTCAGTGTAAACCTTGGCATACTGATCACCTGTGATCCGGTTGCCTTTGAATTCTCTGGCAATATGCAGATCCACAGTCCGCATGAGACTGTCGAATACGCCATTACCATCAAGAGAAACTTCAGTCAGCTGTTCAAGGGAAACAACCTTCTGGTCTTTATAGAGTTCAGAGGTCTCATCCTTCAGGAATGAGAAATCTGGATCTGTGAAGTCTACTGTTGGAGGAGCGGGAGCATCTGCAACGAGAGAGGTAAACAGTTGATTAGCCAGATCATCAACAATCTGGTCGTCGGTATATACCGTCATCTGAATACCTCTCTCAATTACAATAAGGCTCTACGTATAGAACCTACACTTAGATGTCGATAGCTTGAGACGCCCTTTGATGAGCGGCCAGTTCTTGAAACTCTTGACGGCTAAGTGGTGGCAGAACTTCAATGGCAAACTTATTGACCATAGTAGTCTTGTAGGTCTTCACACCAAACCGTCCACCCTTGGCTTCTTTACGAAGAGCAAACTTCTGACCTTTGATGTGGTCATAGATGATCTGGGGAATGTGATACCCATTTTCCGATTCATCACCGAAGGGCACATACTTGGCGACTTTACCTGTGTACTTGCTCTGCATAGAGATGATTGCACCACTCAACATGGCATCACTTGGATCCAGGTTGGTGATCTTCACACGAACCAGCTTGAGAGCTTGAGCACGGATGATCTGCCGACGAATGTTGGGATTCTTCTCAAGAGTCGGATCCATTGTCAGAAGCTTGGATACTGAAAGATCCTGTTTCACAATTGGCTTCGCAATTTCGATCTCTTCATCCTGACCACCGAAGTCAATTTCTGATTTGATTTCAAGACTAGGCATTACACTCAGTGTATTGACGATCTTGGTTTTCAAAGTCTCTAGACCAGTATTGCCTGAGAATTTGATGTCCAGATCTGTAGCAACAGTCCGAACTTCTTCGATGGTATCCATGGCTTGAACTGCTTTAATAGCTTCATCAATACCGAGATTTGTAATTTTGGTCATGGTGCTTTTCCTGTTGTTGTTGTGGGTAGATAAAAAGAAGGGGGGCCGAAGCCCCCCTCCTGTAGAGCCTGAGGAGATTACTCAGGTGCGACCGTCTTCACGAGGCCGATACGTTCAGAACGCAGGGCAATGAAGCCGTGGTAGAACGTGATCGAGCTGAAGCCGATCTTGCCGTAAGGGTCTTGAACCGTGGCCATTTCTTCGCCAGGCTTCTTCACGATGATCTTGAACTTCTGCTTGCCACCGGCTTTGCCTGAAGATTGAAGACCAACAGTAGCGAAGGATTCCGAGCCAACCACGAGCATCGGGAAGATGTCATACTTACCAGCAGTTTCCAGATAACCAGCGTTGGCAGTAGCGTCTGCACCAGCACCAGCCCACTTGAACATGTTCGGCACGACAATGACGCGGAAGTCTGCGACAGTACCGATCTCACCGTTCATGATTGTGCTTGCATCCGCGTACTGACGCACGGGGGTGAAAGCAGCATTGCCCAGACCATCGACCATGTTTTCAACGGTCGTTTGCAGCTCCGAACCAATGTACATGATCCGAGCGGCGTTAACCGTCTTGGTATCAGTCATGGTCGAACCTTTGATGATCTTCGTGTTCTTCGGAGTCCGGTTGTCGTCCAGCGTAATGCCGAGCTTCTTGAGATCCGAGTAGGTCACGACAGATTTGTCAGCGCCTTGGCCTGTGGTCGTAGCGTCCGAGGTAGCAGTCCCCGTGTAGACGATAGTACCAGCAGCGTTCAGCAGGTCGATCTGAAGCAGGTCTTCAGTGATCTGGTTAGCACCAGTCACCATTTCACGCGACATGTGACCATAAAGGTCAGAGTCGGTATCGAAGGTCAGGGAGTCTTCAGTAAATTCAGTGAAGAAACCATGTTCCTGGAGAGTACCCGAACGTTCGATACGAGTGAAACCAACGCGGTTCACACGACCACCAACTTCAGTCAGTTCAGGCATACGAGCAGCAATAGTACCCACGTCCTTAGACGAGCCGTACAGGTTGCCCGAACGCTGTTCCACTTGGTACAGAGCAGCACCAGAAGTATTGGTAGCAGCATCAATCGCAGCTTCCAGAGCAGCCAGTTCAGCAGCAGAGGCAGCAACGAGAGTGGTATCCGAAACAGTCACGAGCCAAGGAGTAGAAGCACCGGACTTGACGGCAGCTGAGCCTTGGATAGCGTTGATCGCAGCAGCAGTTGCCGTAGCATCAGCTTCAACCACGAACGAGTAGGACTTCCGCAGCTTGATCATGAAATCAGCTGACGAGATAGTAACACCAGAAGCGTCAATACCTTGGTCGTTGATGTTCCGTTCATCGAGCAGTGGGACGTAGTAGTAGACTTTGAGTTCTTTGCCGTAGTTGGTAGGCATCGAACGGACATCAGCCAGAGGGCTGAAGAACATTTCCCAGGCAGCGTCAATCAGAGACCGACGATCCCAGTAGTGGGTGTTAAACTGGGTGCCAATCGTAGACGGCGAACCAGGAGGGGCATTATAAAGCTGAGTCATTGCAAATTATCCTTTTCAAACTTCTCAAAGGATTCTCTTATCCAGGTGGTGCCAGTTTCAAGAAATCAGCATCACTCATGGTTGAGTAATCCGGGACATTTTGGTTGCCACCATTTGATGGAACAACACGGGGTTGGGTTGTTGAAGAGAGGCTTGGATTGGGCTGCTCAGTCTTCGGCAGAACTGCCTTCCGGGTGCCAGTGTCAATTGGTGCAATACCAGTTGATTGGACTTGGGTCGTAGGAGCAGGATTGAATACACCAGCTTTGTGCATCGCAGCACTTACCTGATGGTAAGCCTGTAGGAAGGGAACATGAGTCAAATAACCCATTGTCCGCTGGTATTCCAACTCTGTCTTAACCTTTCCATAAATCCCTTTTTCTTTTTGATCAAGTAGATTTTGAAAAATATCAGGTTGATCCCGCAAAGCTTCTTTAGAAGTATCGTCCCATTGGGAGTTAATATCCCGAATAAGGTCTTTACCACCTTCAGCAGCCATAGTTGTTTCGATTGCATCTTGGAAAGCTTGGTCTTTGGTATCAACTTGGTAATTAGTAGCTTTGTAACCAGTGGGTTTGGTTACATCCATGTCGATAGGATCAATCTTATGATCCTTCAGAAGCTTCTGAATTGCTTCAGGTTTCCCCTTCATGAGGTCGATTGCAAAGTTCAACTTCTCAGGGTCATTCAAACCATGGGCCTTGAGCAGGTTGTCTGTGGCTCGTAGGGGTTTCATTTCCTGCATACGGCGGGAATAGTTGACCCCCATTTGCATAAGTCTGATGGCATCCTCAGGAGTTCTCACCTGGATGTCTTTTCCATCAGCTTTGAATGGAGCAGTAACTTTGGTGTAGAAATCCATTGCCCCAGCTGCATCAGTTGTTGGTTTTGCAGGTTCTGTTACTGGTGCCTTTGGCTCCGTAGGCTTCTCAACCGGCTTCTGCTCTTGAGCTTTGGTGGGTTGTACTGGTGTTGCTTCTGCAACGGGTACTTGGACAGCTGGTTCAACTTGGACCGGCTCTGAAACCTGTGTGGGAACAACCACAACAGGATCCACATTTGCTGGTTCGATAACATCTCCAGGCTCAACAGCAGGTTCTTGTGATTGTGCATTTGGTTCACTCCCTGGATTCATCAAAGCATGTACCTGATTGGGATCAAGTTTCATCACTTCTTCATCGCTAAGAGTGTCCAGATCGAGGGGTTGGATCTGATCATTGTCTGGCATGATAAATTCTTTCTGTTTGAAAAATCAGGGGGGATTAGTTGATGGCTTGGGATTGAATCATCTCTTGACGAGCAATCTCAAGTTGCTGAAGTTCTTCGTTTGCGATGTTACCTTTCGCAATGAAGTCCTGAAGGAAATTACGCAAATGGCCGATGGAGCGGAGATCTTCCACTGCACCATCGAAACCCTGCTTGGTAAGTTTCCCGGAAGCCATGAGAGAACCAAGACGCTGAGGTTCTTTCGTGAAGTAGTCTTCCATGACGATCATCTTAAAGTTGGGATCATCAACCAGTTTCGCTGCCGCTTTCGCTTTTTCAAGCAACTCTTCACAGGCAGCTTTGTGTTCTTCAAACTCCTCCATGGTCATATTCACTTCGGGGCTTTGGTCTTCTTCAAATTCTGATTGGTAAAGGTTCATTGCCAACTCCAGTTGGTTGAAAGTTAAAGTTAGTAGTTTGAGTTCCCTGCCCTATTTATACAGGCATTGCAAGTCCCTGTGGAACTTGTTGTGGTTGAGCACTTTGAAGTGGGGCCATTGGAACCGGAGTTACCGGAGGTTGCCAAGGAATAACTGGAGTAGCTGGTTTAGCCTGTTGGGCATCAGCTGCTTCAGTCAGTTTGTTAAAGCCAACTGCTGCCTCAATATTCTGGGCAGGAGCTTCACCTTTAACAAGTCCCTTGGTAACTTCCAGATCACGGTTGCCTCTAGCCTGAGCACCCTGAGTTTCAACATTTCTCTGGTGTTTGGTGCCAGTAACTTCCAGCTCTGTATCCAAAGCCGTATTCTCTGCATCAGCTTGGTTCTTCGCAGTCTTGGATTGAACCTCAGCAATCTGAGCTTCAAGCAAAGCAATTTGAAGTTCCTGCATCTTGACTTGCATTGGATCAGGTTGTGGTTGGTAGCTTCTCACTTGTTGAGCCAGTTCTGGCATACGCTTCAGTTCGAAGATCTCAGCCATAATGACACCACGTAGACCAGGATCCATATCAGGACCAATAGTCTGCATGACCATACCCAGATCTTGAGACTTCAGCTCATCTGCTTGAGCTGAAGCAATATCGCAAATCAGATCAAAGTTTCCTGCCAGATCTTCTTTACGGATCTCAACAAACTCACCGTTGGTAATACGGATGACTTCTTTCTTTTCCATAAACTTAGCGTTCATGGAAATCATCTTGTTCCCGATCTGACGCATACCTTCAGCCAGACGACGAAGGATGCTCATCTCACGCTGACCAGCTGCATCAAGCACAGCACCAGTGTTCTTGGCTACCTTGCCGAAAGCATCCCCTGTGATGCCTGTTGAGAAGCTCTTGACCCCTGAGAGTCCTTCAGCCTCTTGGTTCTGGTTCTGGATCACCAGCATGGCCGACTGAGGTACATCAGGATAGGTCATCTGCTGGATGGCTATTCTAGGGTCAGCATTCGGGTTGAACTCGAAGTCTTGACCTGTCCCAAACCGTTGACGGTTGAGAGTGTCTAGGAAGCCCTTGGCGTAGCCTGTCTGCCCGTTGGCAGACCTACCCAGTAGATCGATCACACCACGTGTAACGGCCCCCAGGATACGCTGGTTGTCCTGTAGCAGGGAAGCATCAGCCTCACCGAAGGTAGAGCCGTCGATAGGCATGTACGGAACGATGACAAAGGGGAACTTCCGATCAGGAAAGGGGTTCTCTTGCATCTGGATGATCGTGTCACCGATGAAGGTAACAACAATCGGAACCATTTCACCAGTGCCATGGATGTCGTACAAGCCCCAGTATTCATAAACCAGGACCTTCACCTTGTCTGTATTCAGACGGGCATCAATCTGAGGGCTATTGGACTTGTGATCAGGATCTCCAAGTTTAGATTTGATGGCATTCTGTGACCAGTTCACAGCATCAAGATTACTGTAGATCTTGCGCTTCAAGAGTTCTGATTTTGTGGACTCATAAGTATGAATCATAAACTGGGCTTCTTCCCAGTTACCCTCACAGGAAGGGTCAATGAAGAAGTTCTCTACATTGATGATCTTCACACTTGGATGGTTGGCGACAATCTTATCTTCATAGACCTGTTCCACACCATTTTCTAGAGCATAAACAGGAGTCCTGTTTTCAGCCGAATACTCTACCGATGCTTTGAGGCTATCAGGAATATCCATATTCATTTCGAAGGCATCAGGATCCTCCATGAACATTTGAGTAGCTTGAGCCAAGATGGCCAGCTGCTCAGGGTCGTTCAATGGGTAGTAGTCATACTTGATCTTCTCCACCATGACTCTCTCAGTAGTCCGATTCCAACCAACACGGATAATACAAGTACCTTCATCAACTGTCTTACGGACGAACTTATCAATGAATGCAACTTTGTGCATCTTGGTATCGAACTGGTAGTTCAACACTAGTTGGTTCTGAACCGATGCAACCTTGTCTTCAAAGGTTCTCGGATTGATGGTGAAAACCTTGTAATCATTCAGAAATGGTTCTGAGAGAGCTGGATATCTCCACTCATTGTGCTTGCGAATAAGCTTTGGCTGGACTGAGGATCTACCCGGTAGTTTTGACTTCTTGCCAGACTCGTTGCCTGTGGCATTACGCAGAGCCAACCAACCTTCAACGTTTGCACGTTGATCTGTGTTCTCTTGACGAGCGTACTCTAGGTCGCCCTTGAGATCTGAGATCAGAGGTTCTTTTTCCCACTCAGTAAGCTTCTGTTCTCTGTTGAGAGAAGCCTCCAATTGCTTGGGATCGACAGTTTCAGAATCACTGTCGTTCTTCATGAGACCAGGAACTACTACGCCTGCATTTGCTTTTTCGAATTCTTGCACAGTAAGCTCCTAAATCCATGAACCAATCAGTCCACCTTACAAACCTTGTTTGCTACGCAAAGAGTTTTCAGCCGTGAATTGGCTGTAAGTAGACCCTCAGTATTTTGGATATACCCTTGTGTCAATGTTCCAACAGAATTGATGGTCCCTGAATACAAAGGAACCTCGTCATAAATCTGACGAGGAATTCCACTGGAAAGGTCTTTGCCGGGAAGCTTGTCCCCACATCCACTAAGGAGAATTAGGGCGGATCCTAGAATGAAAACGATCCAACACTCCTTGGATGTTGGGCGGGAGGGTGGTTTGGTATTCGACATCTGGAACATCCTTGTACAATTCGCTCAAAGCACTCTCTGCAATCTGACGATACTCAATCTCTCGATCCAACTGTGAGACTACCAATTTAAGGTTGTCGGCATTGGTTTGAATCTGAGCTTCAAGCTCAATCTTCTCGTGTTTCAAAACAGCTTGCACCCCGATAAGGTGCTTGATGTAGAAACCAGAAGCGACCAAAGCCACTACAACTCCGATCTGAAGGTATCTGATGATCATCATGGGAATTGGGTATCCTTGATCTTGAGCCAACGGGCATACGCATCAGCTAGCTTGGTATGGTAGCCATTCTTAGCAAACCCAGAACCATTGTAGCCACGAGCAAAACCAACCCAGTTATGGGCACGAAGTTCGTCATCAAGACCAGCTGCGATGATAAAACGAACCATGGCAAGAAGATGATTTTCTTCGTCTTCACGGAACTTCTCCACCATCTCTTTGGCTGAGACGTACCCAGCCATGGAATGGTTGAAGCCCATAACCTGACCCAGGCCCCATGATGCAGAGCGTAGAGCCAGCTCCTCATCCAACAGGATTGCCTGTTCTAGGACAGGGTAACTGTCCTTGGGGTACTTCTTGGTTCCCCAGGTCTTGTAGGCCAAACCTTTAGTAATGGCTGTCTTGAGCAGCTCTGGTTTGTGAGCTGAGAGTTGCTTATGGAAGATGTGCGGTTCAAAGAGAATGATAGGCCGATTCTTCGAATCGAAGCCTGTCCCTCTGGTTTCTGTGTCAAGAATTGCATGGATTTCGTCCTCACCAACACCAATCAGTTTCCCGATCTTAGGCAAGTCGTAATCATCCAAACGCTTTGCTGTACCAATGAATTGCATGGGAAGTCCTGCTTATGGGGAAAAGATATTGCTACAATATTCGTCGGTTTCATCTGAAACTCCCGAGTCTCTAGCAGTAATGATGTATCTGACGCAAACCCTGAATGGTACATTCGGATACCCTGGATCATTCAGACCCTTATCATTGTCGAAGAATGCAAACCAAGTCCAAAGCTTGGGTTCATCAGCCCGTGAGTTATAGGATCCTTGCCCACGACGAGTGGTAATGTGAACACCTCGCCCATCGACAATGGAAGCAATCCAGAACCCATCGACGTTCTGAGTAGCATCCACATCATACAAGATCATAGGTTTGTCACTGAACTCAGGACGAACAACCTGAATAGTTGCCGTAATGAATGGACGAGTGGCACCGAAGAAATCCCATACCTGCATGGATTTTGGTGTGGCAACCAGAAGAAGGATTGCAACCATCACACCAATAACCATGACCCGAAGATCATCCAAATTACGGTTGTCTTGTGTCTTACGAAAACCTGTCATAATCAGCTATCCTTCTTTGTTGGACCAACAATGAATCTTTCCACAAGAGTCACAGCAACTAGTCCTGTCAAGAAAGAAGCTGCGGTAAGAGTTCCCAAAGCTCCAGCCATCCCATCGGGAAGTTCCCCAATCCAAGGCTTGAGCATCACTGGACCAACTACCCCGACACCAAATGCAACTGCACCACCCACAAACACAACTCTCAACCCTTCACGCCAACTTGTCTTAAGAACTGCTGCTCGAACGGAACCACCTAACATCCCAAAGAACGTCAGAATAGCAGCTCTCTGATTGAAGACCTCAGAGATCAGGTTGGGCGTGTTTTCTGGCATTATACAAAACCTCTGTCTTGAAAGCGTGTATCTTCCATAACCTCAGATGTAGAGCTGAGATTTCTGGATTCATCCTCACCGATATGGCGGAGGTAGGCTGCGTACAGTGCATCGCCTTTCGCCGTATGATCTGGGCCATTCATATTCGATATATATGTAGATGCAACAAACAACTGTAGGGCGTTTTCAAGATTAGGTGGAATATCGATCACATCTGATTCAGTAATTGTCAGATGTTTAGCTTGGTATTGAATTCTTACTTTAGAACCAAGGAGTTCCATTTTCGCTTTGGTGAAGCGCAACGAATTATATGTTGGTGTGATGATATGGCCATTAGTGTCGTGTAGGTGATCAATCCCATCCTCATCCCAGATATTGAGCACCTTTACGAAGGTATCTTCGTCAAATGGTTCAGTTTGAGTAATACTCAAGTATGACGTAAGCCCTGCATCTGCCATAGGGTAGAGATACGTATCTGGTTGAAAGATTAGATCAACACGCTTCTTTGCAAGTACAAATCTAGTGGAAAGATCTACCAGACCCTCATTTGTGTGGCTTAGAATCGTAGACATGTACTCTGGACAAATCTCACCCAGGTTCGTTTGCTCTACGGCTGCGGTATTCTTGAGCTGCCCACGGGCAAGTCTTTCCGAGAATTGAATGAAGCTGATCATAGGGAAATCCTTTACACCGTGTATGAGCTGTAATTGGTACTGTCACTATCACTTTGGTGGAGTCCATGACTACCCCAAACTTGATCAGTCTTATTTGGATTCTCATTAGTAATTGCGGGACCAGTACCAGTTGGCGTCCAAGGATTCATGTATTGAAGCATCGAAATGGTATCGAGGCAGTCATCTTTGCCTTTGATTCCATCCTTTGTAGCCAACGAGATCTGCTCCATGAAAGTTCCCATGATCTTGGAACTTTTGAGTTCCAATGGCCATTGAACCAATCCAGCTTTGAAGTACGGAACAACCATGTTGAGACGTGAAAGTTTATCAGTAGTTGGACGAATACCGGGCTGACCTTTTTGGTGGGTCAGGTTGAAATACTTTTCCCGATAGTTCATTTCGTTCATGATCCAAGCAACAAACCCCTGTTGTTGTCCTGAGATCTCCACACCCACACCTTGAGGTTGGTACTCCTCCACCAGCTCGAACAGACGGTCTATTGTCTTGTTCATGAGCTGCCGCTCACACATGCCGTCTACCCAAGTCCACTTCTTGTTCACGTCATAAGCCCACACCGAGATCACAGCGTAGTCAGCTGTTTGCTTGGAAGAAGTGGCAAAGTCGGTCGTGATGTAGAAGTTGTAGTTCTGCTTGTTCGCCAGGATCTCAGCCCTACGGGTCCAGAGAATCTCAGCTTCCTGGATCAACCTGGATTCATCCGAAGTAATCCTCAGCATGAGTTCTTGACGGAAGGACTTTAGCTTTCCTTCCTGCTCGGCAGAGTCGTACTGCTCTCTCACATAGTCGTAAGTGAAGCGGTCTTCCCAGGCTCCACGGAAGTCTTCCCGGCTGCATGGGAACGCTTCACAGATCGGCCAGACGTTAACCTGCCAAGCTCCTGACTCGATTGCCTCGTACACGATGTCACCCTTGTTGAAGGGTGTGCCATTCAGGATCATCTTGTAGCGGGTGGGATCCAGTGCGTACTGGACACCTGAGTAAATGGTATCCTTGATGGCTTCCATGGCCGTAGCAGACTTGGAGTCAGCATCTGAAACCAAGTCATCCATGATGGCTAGTACAGGGCGTTTACCGAAGACTTTCGTACCCCGGATACCCGATTTAGCACCAAACATTTTGACCCCAAGTTGGTGGCCACGCTTGTTCTTGAACTCTAGATAATTCTCAGTGAATCTAGCTTCAGGGATCCAATGCTGGAGGAACTCCGAGTTATTGTACCGAAATTCGATGGAATTACGGGCAGATTTAACCCCGTTATCCATGGAGTCAGATACATACAGCATCCCAGAAACCACCCCAAAGTTGGGAAGAGTTCCAAACATGGCCAGATACAAGGTCAGATATTCGAAGAACAAAGTAGTTTTTGCAGTGCCTCGGGCACACAAATTTGCTGTCTTTTTGTTCTTGGTTGCGAGTTTGTCCAGCATTGCCAAGTGCATGACTGGGGTCTTGTTGTCTTCACCAACATCACCATTGGCGAGCTTGATGAAGTTCATGAATTTCATGGAAAACTCTGAAGGAATGTAGCTTCCCGGCGAGTTCAGAGCCAAGAAGTCTACCTCATTCAGGTAATCATCAACCGTCTTTTTCTGAATATAATCAGTGTCAAAATCAAGCATTGCTACCAATCACTTTCATTTTCCGACCGGCAATCTCCTGAACCGGGACATTCTCATGTTCGATCATATGGAGTTGCTGACGACTCAAATCTACAAGACTGGCTTCAAGAGCTGCCATGCCATCATTCATAGCGATGTCGATCTTGAGTTCTGACTTATGGATCTCTGGTTTCTTGAGATGGGTAAGTAGGCTGTTTGCAGCTTCACAACGAACCTTGTCTGAAACCTGGGTGTCAGTCATCAGTTCGTACTGGGTCTGGAGAGCACTCTGAAACATGTCTTGGTTCAGAATCCAGGTAGGAACAATTGCCCGCTCCATTACCTTGGTGACAAGAATGCCTTTGTTGTAAGCCGTGATGATCGAAGCAATGTCTTTCTGTGGCTTGCCTGCATTGACCATCGAGGCATAGCGATCCGGGAATGTGGCTTTGTAAGAGTCCTGGTTGGATTTACCCATTACCTTGTGGCTCACATACATGACCGCGTGAACGTAATCTCCGACCTTAAATCGACCTTCCTGAAGAACTTGGGCGAACGAAACGAAGTTATCCCGGATGTACCGAGCTTCCTCTGGATCCTTGGATAAGGCATTGAGTTGGTTCACCATATCCTGGGTAATGTTGTTTCTGTTCCCTGCTGGGAGGGTTTCTTGTACTTGTCCAAGGGTCAGCATTGATTGATTACCTCGTAAATGGTATTGGCGTAATAATTAGCTCCTATAACCTGAACGTAGACGGGAAAGCAACAAATGACATGCACAACAAATTACACCTGCGTTCCTAAGTGGTACGTAGCAGCTGATCTGGATGTTATTGCCAAAGCAGCTGGACCCCATGCGGTTGACTTGAATATCACCTGTGTGGTGAAGACTGGAAATATCCAGTTCCAGGTCAAAGACGATGAAGACGAGTGGTTTACTCCATCTGAAGCTTCTTACACCGTCTTGGCTTCAAACCTTGTTCGACTTCCTCGGGCCAACATGCCTGATGTTCGGATCATTGCCACAGCTGATGCTACGTTCTCCATTGAGGGTTCGCTTCGCTAATTAATTGAAGGGAATCTCAAAATGCCTACTACGTACACCCAGTCTCAAGACGAATTCAAAGTCGATGCCATTGATACTGTTCACATTAACCCCTCCCTCATGGAGGGGGTGAACGTTATCTCAAGCTTGTTCGGACCCAGATCCGCAGTACCAATTTCTCGGTATGCACCTTTCTATGTGGTCAACCCATCAATCTCTGGTGATCCTGCAATTCCAAGTACCCTCACCTGTAACCCTGGTGTTGTTGCTGGCTCTCCATCTCCAAGCTACTCCTATCAATGGAAAATGGATGGCGTAGATCTTTCAGGTGAAGCCAACAGCACCTTGGTTACAGATGGAATCATGGATGACACCGACATTACCTGTGTTGTCGAAGCCCTGAATTATCTGGGCATGGTTTCAGGTACTTCGAATGAGATCCATGTTCGTATTGTCGAACCTATCCGGGTCGAGGAACAATACTTCACTGTCGTCACTGGACTCGAACAGATTGACCTACACACCAACATGCTCTTCAGAGGTGTGGCTGTCTCAGGTATGAGCCTGGATGACTACAACACTCTGATGACCCATATGGGCTTTGTGGTTGAGGGTCTGGGGATTCAAGACTCGCTTACCCATACCGACCTCGACTGCTACACAGTCATGTTCCCCACGTTCCTTGAGACCCTTACGATGGTGAACCCTGGAGCCGAGCTGGGGACCAACTCAGGCTGGACAGTCACACAGGGGACTCTCAGTGTAGGCACGGTGCTTCCGGCCTCTGGGACGTACTACTTCCGTGGTTCGGCTACAGGTACTACCAAGTACCATCAGGATGTTGAGATCCCCTCAGAATTCCTGACTGACCTGGATGCAGGGAAGATCCTTGCCAGCATCACCTATGTGTGTGCCTTTGACACCTACTCGTCTCAGTACAATGATGATTACTTCAATTGTTACTTCCAAGTTCTGGATGATGCAGATGATGTGATTGCGACTTTCCCATGTGATGGTCGCATCAGAACCCAAGATAAGAATGATGCTTGGACGATTGTAGCCTCTATCCCTGATGTACTTCCACCCTTGTCAAGAAGTATTAGATTCCAAGTTGAACTGGTTTCCACTAATACTGGTAATGGATTGCAGATTGACAACCATTCAATTCAACTGTGGTCAGCCACCTGATTAAAGGATTTCTCCAATGGCTAAAATCGTATTTGCCTCAAACAACATTGCTCACTTTCCTGGTTCGGTGGCTGGCTCTGTAGTCGGAACTTTTGACGCTACCCGCGTTCCCTACACACTTGCACTATCAAACTATGGATTGGTGTCCTCTCCAAAGTTTATCCCAGTAGTTGGTGATGTGACTTGGATCCACTTCAGAACCTATATCTCATCCCCTCCTCAAAACATTCCAAGCGGAAGTTCTGGGATCATGTTCGAGTGTTTTGATGCTGCGAACAATCTTCTCTTCAAGATGATGAAGAAATCAGGCACGCAACTGATTGAAACTACATCCACCCTCTACAATGGAACAACCAGTATTGTGATCAACAATACCCTTCCAATGATTGAGAACAAGAACAACGGAGTGGACATCAAGATCACTGTGAACACTTTGCTGATCAAAGCTGAGATTTTCTTCAATGGTGCTCCAGTTGGTGAAGTCTCATTTGGAACCAACCCTAATGTACTTACAGCTCCAAATCGTTTCATCCTCGGGCCAGCATTCACTTCCAGTCTTGCAGCTGCTCAACATTTTTCAGAGATCCTGGTCTCTGATACAGATACCCGCAATGCTCGAATGAACCTGCTTCGCCCAGCTGGAACAGGTGCCCACTCTGAATGGGATGGTTCACTGGCTACTCTGGCTGATGATGATACTACTTCAGGCATGACTACGATTGAAGCTGGGGCAAGGCAAACCATGGTGCTGTCTCCCTATGTTGGAGCTGCGAACATCTCCAACTTTGTAGCTGCATCAATGACTACACGGGGCCAGAACTCACCAACCAAGATGAAACACACTGTTCGTCTCTCTGGTGTTGATTACGATAGTGCTGACATCCCATTGGGTAATGCACTTGAGTACAATCTGACTGACTATCAGCTTAATCCCGCGACTTCTCTTCCGTGGGTATCGTCTGACCTTTCAGCTATTGAATCAGGATTCCTTTCTGTGGCATAACATTGGAATGCCGTAATACGAAAGGAGGTGACTCCTATCTCGGAATTAGCCCCCTTGCTTGGGGGCTTTTTCTGTTCTAATGAACCAAGACGGAAGAATGGCCGAGCGGCTTAAGGCAGCAGTATTGAAAACTGAAGGACGTGATGAGCGTTCCGTGGGTTCGAATCCTACTTCTTCCGCCAACTTATTCGAGGAGAGGTGTTATGTTTTATCTGATTATTGGACTGGTTGTAGGAGTTTTCCTCCCCGTCAAATACAATATCATGATCAAAGATACTGTCTTTGCTGTAGTCAATTGGATCAGAACAGGTCCAACCCAATAACCATCTCTCCCTGTAGGCCAGTCTGGTAGGTCGCTAGTTTTGGGTACTAGAAATCGCAGGTTCAAATCCTGCCGGGGAGACCAATTCATTCAATACGTGCCGCTATAGCTCAGATGGTAGAGCGTCTGCCTTGTAAGCAGGATGTCGTAAGTTCAAATCTTACTAGCGGCACCAATACTACTCTAGTGGATTAGCTCAGTCGGTAGAGCAACGCCCTGATAAGGCGTAGGTCGGTGGTTCAAGCCCACCATCCACTACCAAACTACCTTGGATGGCTCGTGGGGAAACCCATCAGCGGCATAGATCGAGAAATGAAGGGATCCGTCCCGCAGGCTCTGAGAGCTATCGTCTCGATGAACGCAGCATGTGTGCTGAACATCCAGGACTATCTGCCTATAGCTCAACTGGATAGAGCAAGGAACTTCTAATTCCGAGGTTGGGGGTTCGAGTCCCTCTAGGCAGACCAAACCCCCATACCCGATGTCATCCAGCGATCAGCATATCATCAGCTGACTTGCCTGCGTCTAGGGCAGCTTGGAACCACATAGGCTTTCGGCCTCGTCCTGACCAAGTGTCAGCTTTGTTATGTGGGTTGACATACTTCGGAGCAATCGGTGTTCGTACCTCGTTCTTGGCTTTTGAGCCACGGGGAAACCCGCCACCCACCAGTTCTCCAAGGCTGAAGCCATTCTCCCGAGCCACGGCTTCCAGTGCAGCCAGGGCCTCTCTACGCTTATGTTCTTCGAAATTTACAATCGCTTTCTGCACTGAGACTTGAAGATCCTTCAGTTCCTTCAGTGACAGAGAGTTCAGATCGAGCTTCATGTGCTGTTCCCTTACCTGTTTTGAATTATCCAGAGCCTCTTCGGTAGCTCAGCATATAACCTTACGTCAATGGGACTATTCTCCATGAATTAAGGGAAGATATACCCTTTTTAGTCCCAAACCAGAACACCTTCCTATTACATTACCCGGAAGTTGTACACCAATGGGAACGTTTTCCTTCTTGGTTCTCAAAGTAGGAATTTTGTTCTGATTTCAAAACTTGACAAGATAACCTCGGAAATCCTAGGACGTAGGTAGGCCGAAACCCGGCTAAGGGACATGCTTGCTACAGGTCTGTTCTCGAACCAAGGGGGCCAGGCCCCCGGTTCTCTAAGGGGATTAAATGCTTCGCCCCTCTACAAAAGGGCTTGCACTCGTCGTCCTTTCTAGGGAAAGAACTCCTCGATAATCCAGGGAATACCTTTATGAATACTCCGATTCTCAACCCAGGTGACTGGCCCCTAGTCAACAATTACATGTGTACTTGTTCCACCTGTGGTGAGAGATACTTCGGCCCCAAGAGATCAGTTACCTGCTGGACTCACACATCTGAAGCATTCCAGAAGACTTGGTTTGACACAGCCAAGTAATCTTACCCCCTCAGATCGTGAAATTACTCCTCACAAGTAGGACTTCGGGCTACGCCCTACGTCCCACTTACTCGTCCTAATTTCACTCTCTTCGGGTATCCAGGGAGAGATAAAATACTAATATTTCATAGAGATAGCCGCGCTTAAGGGCCAAATTTTCATAATTTTTTATAGGAAAATCATCATATGTGTCGAGAGGTCCTCCCCTCCCTGTACACCTGGGGTCCTCTACCAAAGTGACCCCCCCGTCTTTTCTGACAGGTACACATCATGCCCCCCACTGGTGTGTCCTACCCAAGGGTACACTCCTCAACTTACCACGTACACCTCCCTGTATGATGCTGCGCATCTCTTGGCACTGATGCCCCTCATATACTGGAGCTACACACCATGAGCATGTTCTCATCCCTCAGCCGTGCAGTTCAGGCTTCGCTTGATACTGTGGGTAAAGTGGCAATCGCCACGCAAGAAGTCGTCACCATGGGCACCACCATGATTGACAATAAGGCAGTAGTTCTCCGGGAAACCGGAAAGAACAATGCTGCCATGGACATTGCGCGAGACTCGCTGCTTATCAAGAAAGAACTTGATGCAGACGCGGATCTGAAAGCCCTGTTCGAAGAATCCGTCAAGCTCTTCGCATGACAACTTGGAGTATCCCACAAGGGTACTCCAAAGAAGAACCCAGATAGATAGATCCCTAGGATCGGAGAGGTCTACCATGATTACTCTATTCGCTATCCTAGCGATAGTCTGTGACTACGGTCACACCAACTTCCCCAACTCACCACTCAACTGGTGGGTAGCGATCTATTCGCTCATAGCTGCGATGTCCTGCATCATGCAGCTGATCCAAGCCTATGACGACCACTACGCTGGTGCGCCTCAATGGCTGCTCATCCGGTCCATCAGACCTCTGATGTACGACCTCACCCTCACCCTCATATTGACGCTGATCTACAGCTCGATCTGAAAAACCTTCACCCTGAAAACCAAGGAAAGAGCCGATGCTTAAGGCAATCCAAGTTCGTCGTGTCTCCAGCTGTGGAGACCAATATGTTGAGACCATCGTTGTTCGCATGAACCCTGATGGGATCACCTATCGTCATGTCATCCAACCTCTTGCCGACTGGTAAGGGTTGATGAACACCAACGGTCAACCTCTCGGTCCCAGACTCTATGTCTGGGATCCAATCTTCCGCACATATGTGCCAATCGAAGGATAAGCCAATGACTGCTCTTAAATTCCAGCTCACCAAGAAAACCACCATCGAGGTTGAACTTGAGTTTACCAAGATGTTGGCTGCTAGGCTTATTGCCATCATGGATGGCACAGGTGACTACCTCAGCGACTTCGACAAAGAGGCTATCACCAACTTCCGTGAAGCTCATGTACAAGACAAGTCTGACGTTGATCTTGAAGGTATCGCCCTTGATCACTGGGAGTCACTTAATCCCGGTTACGTCTACAAAGATCTCTGACTCGTTCTCTCTGGGGGTCCAAAATACCTGTTGTTTTGGACTCTCACCTACCTCACGAAGCCCGAAGGGCGGAGTGGGTTTACCCGTAGCTCCCAAGAGGGTGCTGCGCACCTTAAGGCAATCATGCCGTTACTCCCTTGATCTCCGTGAAAGGATCAAACCATGTCGATTGTTACCACCGTCTCGAAGAAAGCCACCGCAACTCGTGCAGCATCGCGTACCGTTGAGGAAACCAACGAGTTCGACGGCTTCTGGCTGAACCTTGGTGTCCAGATGGGCACCGAAGGCGAAGAGACCACCTTCGTCCGTCTGCCTCGTGGCGTCGCTGTCAGCGATCTGAAGCCGCGCAAGATCTACGAGTCCATGGACCCGGACTTCGCTGCTCAGGCATCGCTGATGAACCGTCTGATCACCATCATCCAGAGCAAGTGTGCTGGGATGGCTGAAGGCGATTCCATCCCGATCAACCTTGAGGTTGTCCTCTATCGTCGTCAGGAAGAGTCGGAGGTTGCTCCTGCCAAGGAGGAAACTGCCGATCTGGAGAAGGCGCTGTTCGGCGGCTGATCCTACAACTCTGGTCTCAACTATCCTTCTGGGTAGTTGAGGCCAGAGGCTTTTAATGAGATAGATATTTGTCCTGGAAATAGACTTCTGATCACCTAGTAAATTGCCCTCGCTGCGCGAGTTTTGGCGATCAACTCAGAAAACCAACAACGTGAACCTAATAATTCAAAACCATGGTGGTTTTGGCTGGATTTATACTGGAGTCTATCGTGCCTAAATTCATTGTCGAAGTGGCTCGTGATGCAACTGTCAGATACCAAGCTGTAGTTGAAGCCAAAGACCTGGATGAGGTGAAATCTCATTTCCACAAATCCGGCTACGCTGGAGATACAGTCACCGAGTGGAAACAAGTTTCCCTCTCATCCTATGACAACGTAGAAGAATACGCTGTCTTGGATATGCAGCAAAATACCCTCCATGAGGAAACCATGTGATGAAACAGCCAACCAAAGAAACCCAGAAGGATCTGGAAACCCTGTTCTCCAAGTACCAACTGCTTCCAGTACTCAGGGAAGAATTTGCTACCATTGTCAGTCCCACGATAATGGAAGATCTTGGAGTGCCTCCAGCCATGGCAACTGAAGCCCTGGTTCAGATCTATCTACATCGACAAGCTGACCCAGCAACGATGGTTGGGATCCTCTCACCCAAATATGGTGAGCCTCAGATCGTAGCTGATAAGCTGCTGATCCTGGTCCTGCAAGACTACCTCGATTACGATCCTGAAGCTGAACGCTTCATGGTCAAATACGATGTCTCTGATGACATCAAAGCCATGCTGGATTTGTACCAGTATCCTCTGCCCATGGTCACAAAGCCTCTGCCTGTGAAGAATAACCATGACTCAGGATACCTGACTATCCACACACCTGTGGTGTTGAATGGCTCTGAGTACTTCGATGACAAGGACATGTGCCTTGATCACCTGAATCGTGCAAATTCCGTAGCACTCGTTATGGACTTTGAAGTTATCAATTCTGTAGAAGCTCAGTTCATAAAACCTGTCCGAGCTATCGGAGAGGATTTCGAAGAGTTCCAAAAGCGAGTACGTCAAGCCAATACCTTCTACACCCAATCCCTGGAGGTAATGGCTACCGTGGATGGTCTCAGTGATGAGATCTACCTCACTCACAGATACGACCGTAGAGGCCGTGTCTACGCCTCTGGCTACCACGTCTCTACTCAAGGTGATGACTATCGTAAAAGCTGTTTACAACTCGCAAACAAGGAACTGGTGCAATGAGTGGACAATTTCTCCTTGGAGAATGGGATTTTGAATTTGAGCCTTCTGAAGAAGACGAACACCACTATTGGAGTGGTGAAGGCTTCATCAAGTTCTTTGTTGAACAGAACATCCCTGGAGTATTCGAGATTGAAATCGAAGACTCTGACGGATGTGCCGGTGGAGCAAATGAAACTGTTGGCTATGACTATCTGATCAAAGAGATGTTGGGTTTCGACATCGAACAATTCAAAGAAGGTCACACCTATACCATCGAGAAACTGACTGTTGTCTGGACTCGTGGGGATGGGTGGATGACTGACGATGATGTTGAATACGACTATGAGTCTCTCAAAGATGAGATTGAGTTGTTCAGATTCATCAAACAGAAACTCACTAACCTATGGTGGCAAAACATTGGATGGAAACTAAGAAAGTAGATCGTCGTGAACTCGGACTAGAAATCGCAGATGAAGGTGGTTGGGAGGAATTCCACCAAAAGCGTCACAACTACACCATGTACGATCATCACAAAAACCGTCGCCTCATGCTTGAGCGACAATACAAGGAACTATTCCATGTTCCCTCCAGATAGTATCGGAGCTTCAGTCCACCCTATCATCGCTATTCTTGGAATCCTGACCATTCTAGGACTTGGATTACTGATGCAATACTCTGAACATTTTTCAAACGGAAACATTGGAGCTGATGATGACAACGAGTAACACCAAACGTTGGATCAAAATTCCAGATGCTGGGAGCAAACCCGGAACTGGTCTTTGGCGTGACTACGATGAGATGTCCCATGAGTGGGGCAAATCCAAATCTGAGGCCGAGGTGCAATGGCAAGCTCTACAGGTCTCCAAATACCTTCCAACTCAAATCTCTAAGGAGAAACCAAGTGACAAAGAAATGGGTGTTCAGGAATCAACAGTGGCAGGAGTGGTTTCCACCCGCCTCGAAGGCCATGTTCCTCAGTAACGAAACCTGGGGAAACTATGAACGTGGTGAATGGGCAACTGTTGGCTTATTCTGTCTGACTGCTGAACAGGAAGAAAAACCCACAACAGTATTCTGCTCTGGATGTGACAAGCATGTGGAACGCTGTGAGCATATGGAGGATGGAGTATGAATAAGGAGCAATCTGATGCTTTCATCATGACTGGAGCATGGATCCTAATTGGATCCTGCTTCATCTCAATCATAATTTGGTTCATAACTATCATAATCAATTCCACTGAACGTGAACGATTCAAGCATGATACCTGCATGGTCATCACTGAGGACTATGTGGACAACAACGCCCCAGCAACCCGAGTCACTCAATTCTGTGGACCAACTAATGAATGATAATCCTTACGACGAAGAGACCTTGGAGGAGTGCAAAGCACGACTCCAAAGGATCTCTGAGGAGGTCAAAGCTGAACTCAAAGCAGGAACACTCCTCAAACCAAAGACTGATCGCTTAACCAGAGATGGTCTAAGCTATGATGAGATGTACTCTGACTTTGACATGGCAGACAGAACACCAATCCGTCATGATCCGTACTCAAGAAGCATCATCCATGAGATCTTGAGCAAGTACCCAATTAAAACTCAACACTCTGTTCGTTATACTGGTGATCGTCCAGATCTTGTGATCATAGATGAGTGCCATCACATCAAGCCTGATGAGTTATGGATTCCGAAAGACCATCCTTACAGAAAAATGGACTCTGTTGAATCCACACCAAATCAAGCCAATCGTGTAGCTCGTAGGGCCAAGAAAAAGGCGAAACGGAAATGAGCGAACTTCTTACCAACGGTGTAACCATCATGTTAAATGGTCAAATCATGGTTACAAAAGAACCATGTGAGAAAGACTGCAAATTTATTGGATTGGTGAAATACTCTAATCAAACATGGATTAAAGAAGGCAAACCACTTTCCAATCAAGGATAAGAAAATGACGGATGCAGTCAGTCGAGTAATCGTAATCTTCTCTCACCCCAAACACACCGAAGAAGAACCAAGGCTTGTTGGAGTCTCAGTTCCTTGGCTTGTTCAGAATGGCAATCCACACACTGAAAAAGGAAAACCCTGGATCTACCATTCCACTCAATTGCTTCATTAGGGGAATTACTACAATGCAGAAAGCCCGTCAGAACAGACGTCTCAAGTGGGCACTTGAAGATCTCATCAATGTAATTGCTGGCTGCAAAAACATGGGTTGGCAGCGCGCTGATCTGGATACCATTGAGCACTACAACCGTGATCGTCCCGGTGGACACCAGCACACCGCTCTCAAGATCAAGTGTGTTGAAAACTATTGGACCGACGAAGTTGGGACTGCTCGTCGTAAGACGATCAAGAAATCCAATCGTCGTCTTCAGCGTCGTAATGCAAAAACCACTATTGCTGAGGCGCTGTTTGATTACATGAAAAGTGTCCAAGATGACTTGGACATCTATGATCCTACTCAAGATCTATTTGATAAGATGGATCGTGAAGAACAACGTCAGTTGCTGAGTGAATACATCAGCAATTACTACATGGAGGATTACATCCAAGACATGGATTTGGATGATCAACTTTACGATGACATCCTCTCTGACTTCTATGACGATTATGATTTGGAGTATGTATTATGAGCGTTAACATCTATCCAGCTTATCTAGATGAGCATAAGTGTATTTGTCACGCCGACAATTGGGATAACGAATCCACTCTCAATATCGCTAATGGAAACTTCTACTCATTAGTAGACACTATGAAAATGGGTCTTTGGATGGATAAAGTCCCCGGACAAATGCCCATTAAGGTTCTTGAATCAGCTTTGGACAAGGCTCCTAGCACTAACTACACAAATCGACTCAAAAAGATTTGTGCAATTGCTCGTGTAAAACGAGTCAACCTCATCGCATTCTCCTAAGGAACAAACAAATGTTCGAGAAGCTCACTGGCCTCCAGTACCTTCAAGCTGAAATCGCCTGCAAGCATGACAAAGCCTTTGAGAAAGCAATCTGGAAGGACAGACTCACCCACTTTGCTACCCTCGATCTCAAGAACTCCAAGACCTACAAGCAAGCATCTAACCCTATCGGCCTGCGAGCTGCTGTACTGGCCCTGGAAGCCACACAGAGGGGTGAGGCCACTGGGTACATGGTCTCACTGGATGCTTGTTCTTCGGGTAAATGTATGCCCCTTTGATCGGTAACGGTCATCGAACATTCCGTTAATTGCTGGAAACCCCTTAGAGTCTGTTCAACCACTGCGAGCTGTAAAGCAAAGCCACGGTTTGACAATGAACAGAATTGGGCAATCAGCAGCCAAGCTTCCTTATAGGAAGAAGGTTCAACGACTATCCTTCGGGAGTAGGGTCAAGTGATCCGAAATGCGGAACAACCTTTGTAAAAGGTTGAAGATATAGTCTCATCTATGCCGAAAGGTATAGCAGTCTCTCATCCTCCGTGTTACAATCTGTAAGTCAGATGACAAGGAGAACTCAAATGCAATACCACTATGTCTACACATTGCAGTTTACAGATGGAATGAAATACATCGGACTGCATTCTACGAATATCAAACCAGACTTAGATACTTGTTATCTTGGTTCAGGATCTGGTCTTCCTAAGGGAAGAACAAATCAAACTTGCAAAAAGAAGATTGTGCAAGTGTTTGATAATCGTCAAGAAGCTGTAGACTTAGAGATACAACTCATCAAAGAATACGATGCGGTTGATTCTGGGGAATTCTACAATCAAAGACTAAAAACCCATGATAAACATGGATCGTCTTTGACTGAAGAACATAAAGCAGAAATTTCCAAAACCCAAAAAGGAAGATCTAGAGTCTTATACGGACAAAAGTATTCCGGTGATGGAAGAACACCAGCTCAAAAGGCTGGTGATAAGTCTGCTGGAGACAAAATTCGTGGAATTAAAAACCCTGCTAAAGGGCTTTCTGGTTCAACAAATAATGGCTTCAATCCTTGGTATTACATTACACCAGAAGATGTAAGAGTTGAGGTTCATAGTGAATCAAAACAAGATTATGGTGCTAAATTAGGTGTCACACCTAGGCAGCTTGGTCATCGTTTTCATTACACAAATGAACATAAAGAAGCCAAAACACTTCCCCTCAAAGGATGGACTTTTGGTAATCTTTAAGACGGTTTTGATTTAACAAATCAAAACGAAGATAAATGTTACAGATCCTCTCCTTGCTGGTATCCTGCCCCAAGAGCTTCGACCTCTGTGGAGGTGTGTCTGACCAGTGTGTGGACTCATACACCACGATCTACGAATCCATGGAGCTTGGTGACAAGTTAACCCGTAAACAGGTCAAGAATGCAATCATGACCTCGCTCTATGGCTCTACCTCGACCCCTGAGAAGACCTTCGTTGGTAACGTAGATCTCTTCTATGAAACCATGGAGACCATGGCTCCTGGTGCATGGGATCTCAACCTTGGACTCCAAGAGCTGTGGCACAAGATCTCTGGATCCACCTACACTTGGGTCTTGCCTGACAACTTCCATGCTTGTATCGAAACCAAGACGAAGGTCTTAGTCCCATTCACCTTCATGGACAAGGACCATGCTGTACCCAAGAAAATCGATGGTCGGCCTGAGTTCCACAAGGGACTAGGACCTAACCTCATCCACTCCATTGATGGTATGGTGGTACGTGAGATGTATCGCCGCTGCATGTACAATCCCCAGACCATTGCTCGTGTAGAACATGCAATGAAGTACCCAGTAAAAGGAATCACATTCCAATCTGCACCAAGAGTACAAGAACTATGGGGCCACTACCAAGAGACAGGATTCCTGTCTGTCAGGATCCTTGATTACCTCTTTGATGATACCATTGGTTTGGTTGACCATGATGTAATCAAAGCTTTGATTGCAACCCTTCCCAAGAAACCATTCCAATTGGTTTCAAACCATGACTGCTTCCGCTGTCATCCTAACTACGGGAATGATCTGCGTCGTCAGTACAATACCATCATGGCTGACATCAATGACTCCACCATCCTCACCTCAATGGCATGTCAGGTTGCCAACAAGAGGATCAAGATCAAGAAGTATGGGAAGATCTCCCGTAATACGATCCTTGAGGCTAATTACATGTTAGCCTAATCAATCGGCCTACCCCGCTTAGGGGTAGGCCATTCTTTTTTCAAACACACTAGGGTAACTCAATGATTGAACGATATTATTTGTATGATGACAACAACAAAATCATCTACCACGGTGAAACTCTTCCAGAGAATTGGGATAGCCTAATTATGTTAGGTTCATCCAACAATCCCAAACCAGCAATGGCAGCTGCTGTCTTTCTCAAAGACGGCAAAGTCTCAGAAGGCTTTCGACTTAGGCCGATGCCAGATTAACTTTTTCTGTTTGGTTCTTTCGAACTGGATATTTCAATAGGAGATTACCATGAAGGCCCTTACTCCATCGCAAGCCACTGAGTTCATCACTAATGCTCTGCGAATTAAGGAAATTCCATACATTTCTGGTGCCCCAGGGATTGGAAAATCAGACATTGTTGCTCAGGTTGCTGACGACTTTAATCTGATGTTGCTCGACATCCGTCTGAGCCAGAAACTTCCCGAAGATCTTACTGGTCTTCCCAGCCTCAATGAAAAGACTGGCAAAGCTGAGTACAATCCTTTCGACACCTTCCCTATGGCCACTGATAAAGTGCCAGATGGTTATGACGGTTGGTTGATCTTCCTGGATGAGCTGTCATCCAGCTCTGAAGAGATCATGGCAGCTATCTACAGCTTGCTGCTGGGTCACACTGTAGGTGGTAAGAAAGTCCACCCTAAAGCTCTTATCGTGGCAGCTGGTAACAGGTCCACAGACTCTGCTATCGCACGAGCTTTGCCCGATACTCTGATCACTCGGATGCTTCCATTCGAGATGGTGACTAACGCCAAAGACTGGATTCGTTGGGCATGTCAGCCCAAGGTCAATTCGGCAGAACCAGTAGTTGATTTCATCACCAAGTACCCGGATCTTCTTCACACCACAATTGATCACAGCAAACGTGAGGAGCTTGAGACCTATCCTACACCTCGTGGTTGGGCCAAGGTCTTCAAAGCTGTACATCTCCATGAGAAGCTCAGCCAATCCAAGAAGATCACTCGCAAGGATCCAGCTGGTCTCCCTGTAGGAGGAGCACCTTCAATTGATGGAGCTATCATCAGCCCAGAGATCCAGTTCATCATCAATGCAGCTGTTGGTACGACTGCTGCCAAGAGCTTCCAAGAGCACTATGACGAGTCGATCTCCCTGCCTTACCCATGGGAAGTAGCTCAGTCTCCTGGTTCAGCTCGGATCCCTGGCTCAACCATCGGCAAAGCAAAGCTGACTGCTGATCTTGCAGAACACTTTATCGACACTCAAGAACAATCTCGGGATGCCATCCTTCAGTACATGAACCGGATGGATAGAGAACATGCAGGACTATTCGCTCAGATTATTGCTGAGAAAATCGGTGACACTGCAAGTGATCGTCGTCTCATTGATGACATCAAGAAGCGTCTGAAAGTACAGCTGCTGGATCCAGCTAAAGCTGTGCCTGATTCAACCGATCCAGTTAATGGGGCTGACCCTGCGTTTGCCAACTTCAATAATCCTTTCAAAGGAAAGGGTGTGCAAGGAGCACCTGAATATGGACACTAACCAAACTCCAGCCTCAGATACTCCAACTGTATGGAGAGCTACCACCTTGAAAGCGGTGGTAGACAACATCATTCAGACTGATCCTCGGTTTGTTGGTCTAGCTCGATACATCGTCAACATCGAGTTTTTCTGGTCCACCAGGATCAAAACTGCCTGTGCTGGTCATGGGTTTATCTTCTTCAATCCAGACTTCTACAACAGTATCCCAGAGGAATCTCAGAAAACTGTGCTTGCACATGAAGTTTGGCACTTGATCTTGAAGCACCTTGAACGAAGCGTAAACATGGATCCTGTGATAAGTAACATAGCTCAGGACCATGTGATCAACAACGATTTGGAAGACAATGGGTTTACTTTTGAAGGGACTAATCCCTACAAAGATCCGAAGTACAGAGGCATGTCCTCGGATGAGATCTACGACATCATCTGGGAAAAACGTGAGGAACAACCTCAAGTTCCTAACCCAAACCATGTGTCCAGAGAAACCATTCTTGACCATATCCAAGATGCTTTAGACCAGATTGGAAACGGTACAAGCCTTGATCAGCAAAAAGCCCAAGCTGATAAAGACGTGGAAACCATGGGGAAACAAGCAGGTACTGCCCCAGGTTATGCTGGAATCTTGCTCGACATGACAAAGACCCAAGTTCTTATCATTGGCTCAACCTACAAGGAGATTTTCAAAGACTACCTCACTGACCCACTCAGTGGAGGAAACCGTACATTCATGCGTCCTAACAGACGATCCCATGGAATGAAGGGACAGAAACTTATCCTTCCAGGTCGGTATCCCAAACGTGGCCACTTGAACAGGCTCACCCATCTGGTTTATGCACTGGATGTCTCGGGTTCCATTACACCGAAGATGAGACAACAGTTTCATGACTCAGTACGGACGATCAAAGAGCTTTTAAACCCTGAAAAGCTCACAGTCCTGTTTTTCGATACTCGCATTGTGCTCGAAAAAACCTTCACAGACAAAGACAAGTACGGAGAGATTCAGATCAAGGCTGGAGGTGGGACAAATCTTACGGATGTCTACCGAAGGACAGAAATCCTAGATCCTGAAGCACTTGTTATCTTTACAGACCTCGAAGTGACAATCCCCCCTCAACCAACTTGGGAAACCATTTGGTTGGTCCCTGAAAAGAACGTACACATCCCACCCAATATTTACGGAAACGTGTACCTCATTCCCTCCTAAGAAAGATAACCTCATGTTTGTTAACGGAAAAGCACTGCTTAAGTGGAAACCCATCGTCAATATGGAAGAAGCTAAGCAGAAATTTGAAGGCACTTCCT